CTAACGACAACGCTATAGATTTAATTGCAAATCAATGGCACGAAATTGAAGCCTTGGAGGACAATACTGTTATTGTAAATATAGAATGATGTCATTATTTTATTGGGATGAAGCAGAACTTGAGTGGATTGAGGTATAGTTATGGCAGCGGGAACGTGAGTTGGTCGTAATGACGTACTACATCTTGCTTAACGGCGATACAGATGATAATATGTACCAAGAGGTACTATAGTGCATTATGCACTTTAAGCAAAAATGTGGTACAATAATTATAAGAGATAAAAATAGGAGATAAAAATATGGCACATTATGCATTACTTGACTCAAACAGCGTTGTGGTCAAGGTGATTACCGGCGTCGACGAGGACGTCACCCAGACAGACACCGATGGCACGGTCGTCGGGGGTTCGGCCGCGAACTGGGAGACCTTCTATGCCGCCCAGCCCTGGCACTCCGGTCTGACCTGTAAGCGCACGTCCTACAACAACAACATCAGGAAGCAGTACGCCGGGATCGGCTACACGTACGACGCGACGGCCGACGTGTTCGTCGCGCCGAAGCCCTACGCCTCGTGGACGCTCGACTCCAACCATGACTGGCAGGCGCCTGTAGCCCGCCCAGCCGAGGGTATGTGGACCTGGAACGAAACATCTCAGTCTTGGGATGAAGTAGAAACTCCATAACCATAAAAAATAGCGACCCGAATTGGTCGGATGGCGTTCCTGATTTATAGTAATATGGTTTTGATCATTTCAGGAATTTAGTTAACGCTATTAGATTTCCCTTTTATCTGCTATAATTGTATATATGCCTTTAGAAAAAGCACAAACGCAAATAACAATTTCAAAAGAAAAGATCCAGGAATGGAATGTTTTTTTTGCGTTGCCCTGTTATGATTCATATGTGATGGAGCCATTTATGATGTCTTTATTGCAGGCATTTATGTTTTATAAAGATGTTGGTCTTAAATATTCTGTTTGTACGATATCCGATTCTTTGATTAGTCGTGCAAGAAATAATCTCACTGCCAAGTTTATGGGGAATCCAGATTTTACTCATATGATGTTTATTGATGCAGATTTACAATTTGACAAACAGTCTGTGTTAAAGTTATTGTGGCATGATAAAGATATTATAACCGCGTCGTATCCAATTAAAGAAATAAATTGGGACAAGGTTAAAGAAGGCGCACAAAAAGATTTGAAATCCGAAAGTCTTTTAGAATACGGTTCCAGATACGTAGTGCATTTCAAGCCCGGTAAAACCAAATTGAATATAGAAAAAGGGGCAATAGAATGTTTTGAAGCTGGTACTGGATTTATGTTGATTAAGCGTGAAGTTATTGAAAAGATGATGAAAAAGTATAAAAAGTTAAAATATAAAGACGACACATCAGCCTTGAATGAAAAAGAAATAGATTACGGCTACGCCCTATTCAATTCTTATGTTGATGATGATGGTAGATTTTTGTCTGAAGATTATGGATTTTGTCGTTATTGGCAAAAGATGGGTGGTAAAATCTGGACTGATCCGAGCATTGATTTAACGCATTTTGGAAGAATCAAATATCAGGGTAAAATGTTAGAATTTTTAAGAAGAATAACACAATAATTTGATTGAAATACCATTACTATAAAGTTGGGTAATTTTAAGTTATTTTTATAAGGAGTGTTATGGCTCGTAAAAGAATGGAAACTGCACCAACAATAACTATATTTGATGAATCAGCCGTATTTAAAGCAGCAACTGGTGCTACTGCAGCATTGGCAGAATTTAAGAACTCTTCAGATACAACGGTAGCTTCGGTCTCAAAAGACCGGAAATCTATCAGTTTCTGGTGACCTTACTGTTACCGGCAACCTAACCGTTAACGGCAATACAACCACCCTCAATACTGAAACTTTAGCCGTAGAAGATAATATAATTCTTCTTAACTCAAGTGTCGTTGGTGCTCCAACGGCAAATGCAGGAGTTGAAGTTAACCGCGGTTCTTCTACAAATGTAGAACTTCGCTGGAATGAGACTACTGACAAGTGGCAGTTTAGCAATGATGGATCGACATACGTCAACATCGCAAGCACTACAGATGTTGCTGGTGTATCAATCCTAACCCTCGATGAAATCGGTGATGTGGTGATCGCGACCGCCGCTGACAAAGACTTCCTGATGTACAACGGCTCAGCGTGGGTTGACCAACCAATCACTTTGGGCACAGATACGACTGGCAACTACATGACAAATGTGTCGGCAGGAACTGGCATTTCGGTAACACACACTCCAGGTGAGGGTTCTACGGCAACTATCGCTATCGCCAACACAGCAGTAACGGCTGGTTCCTACACCACGGCTGATATCACCGTTGATGCCCAGGGTCGTATTACCGCTGCTTCTACTGGCGTTGCGGCACAACCTACCGACAGTGACCAGAACATTTTGGCTAATGCAGTTTTTAACTGATATACTTAAAGATTAGGAGATAATACAATGGCAACATATAGCAAAATACCTTTAAGTGGAAACGCTGCTGGAATGGGAATTCTGATTAACTCAGGTTCATCTGGTGTAGCTGGCCCAACAATTCATACTGGTTCAAGTAGCTCTAATGTCACTGATGAAGTTTGGATTTATGCAGTCAACTATGATACTACTGATCGTAAATTGACGATGCAGTATGGCGGTGTTACTGCCGGAACAAATGAAATTGAATTCACGGTTAAAGCGGAGAGCGGTCTTTATTTGATCGTGCCAGGCTTATTGCTTGTCGGTAATGCTACGCCAAAATTAATTACGGCTTATGCCGCAACAAATACTAGCATTGTTGTTTACGGATATTGCAACAGAATTACAGCTTAATAAGTTCTTATGTCAAGAACACTTAGAAACACTTCAGGTGGTAAAGCCGTTAGCGGTGGTGCTCTATCACCACGTAGCAACAAGGTTAACTCCACATTTGCTGTAGATAGTTGGCGACGTGGTGGTGGTGGTGGTCCAAAAATATCTGAATACTTGCTATTAGCAGGTGGTGGTAGTGGTGCTGGCGTAAACGCACAAGCAGGCGCTGGTGGAGGCGGAGGAGGCGGTGGCGGCATAATAACTGGTACGCTTGAACTGTCTGGAGCCTACGTAATTTCAATTGGCGGTGGCGGTACCGCATCATCAGCATTTGGATTTACTGTAAATCCTGGTGGTGGTGGTGGACAAGAGGGTCCATGGGGTGGCGGTTACGGTGGCGGTTCTGGAGGCGGAACTGGTAATGGTGGTCCATTTAACGGCTCTGGTGGCGCTGGTGCTGCTTCTTCTATTACTGGAAGTACTTTGTATTATGGCGGCGGTGGAGGAGGAGGCGGCGCAAACTGGGCACCAGGAGGTAGCCCTGGCAATAACTCTGGAGGTTACGGTGGCGGCGGTTATGGAAATAGATGGGGAGGCGGCGGTGGCGGCGGTGGAGGCGTTTTGATTTTAGCGTATCCATCTTCCGATGGAACTTTAGCTATTGGTGCAGGTGTATCTTCTACTTTAAACACCAGTAGCAGGTCTGGCTTTAATGTGTATTTTTTGACTGGAGCAGGTACAATTACCGCTTAAGTAAAACAACGTTTACAAATTGGAAAGTTAAATGTTACAAAAAAATATACAAGTTTTTGAAAACTTAGTTGGTGATTATTGCCAAGATATTTGCAATCACTTAGATGACGAAAGTTTTGCTTGGTACTATTTTCCAAATGTGCAAACGTATGACAATCCTCCTCCGTCAAGACTTGTCTGTGGTTTTAGGCACAAATTATATGGGAACAACATTCCCAAATCTAATTATCACTATATAGTTACACCAGTTATATTAGAAATAGAAAAAAGAATGAAGAAAAAAGTAGTATCAATTGTAGACGCGCATGCAAATTTAGGATTAAACCTTGGAGAACCTTACGAGGGTTTACCACACATTGATTCTATTAGAATATCGGGAAACAACCTGGAATTAGAAACAGAAACTAATAAAAGATTTACTGCAATTTACTATGTCGACGACAGCGATGGAGATACTATATTTTATGACGATAACATAAAAGAAATATTTAGGGTATCTCCTAAAAAAGATAAATGTGTTGTTTTTGAAACAAATACATATCATTCTGGTTCTTTACCAACAACAAATAATATTAGAAGAGTTTTAAACATTAATTTACTAATGAGGGAACAAGATGATTGAGATACATGATGATTTTTTGGATCCTATTGATTTTGTAAAATTAAATAGTGTTCTTTTAAGTTATTATTTTAATTGGTATTATAATAATGAAACTGTTGCTAATGAATCAATAAATGATTTATACGATTTTCAATTTACGCATGTTTTTTATGCAAATGATAAACCAGGGAGTGAGCATTTCAATCTTTTAACACCAATTTTTGAAAAATTAAATATTGGTGCTTTAATAAGGGTAAAAGCAAATTTAACAACAGCAAATCCTACTCCAAGAAGCGGGATATTTCATGCTGATTTTCCAGAAAAGAAAAACTCTACTACATCAATATTTTATCTAAATACAACAAATGGGGGCACTTTATTCGAAAATGGTGATAGAATTGATTGTGTGGAAAATAGATTAATCACTTTTAGAAACCAACTTCGTCACGCTCCTCAAATGTGTAGTGATAGCAAGATTCGTTGCGTAATAAATTTTAATTATTATGAATAACTTCTTGTCCCATCGTGTTTCTCTACACGGTAATGTTTTGGTTCCGTATGCCTACGCTGAAGCGGTTTTTAGCCAGCAAGAACTTGCTGCCATCTTACAAATGACAAAATCTATGGAGTTAAAAACTGGAACAGTAGCGCAGCGAGAAAACAGCAAATTATCAACATCTGTTAACCAAGAAAT